CTCGGTACCGTATCCACGAGAGTGGACACCGTCACGGGTGCTCCTCCTATGGGGGTGGCCCTGAACTACGCGCTCGTTGGTGAGAAGGTTACCGTGTGTATCTGCCCCACCATGAAGTACCTGACCACGTACACTCTCGACCCTGATGATATCAATGCTGACGTTGGTCAGTACTTCATCACGTCTGAGAATGACGAGGCCAAGGACTCCACCCACAACAAGTGGATGTGCGGCGGCAAGATTCTCACTGCGGCTGCAGCCTATGTGCATGGAACCCACAGCGTTCAGTTGCTGGGCATCTACACTCACCCTCAGAACTCCACGACTGGCGCGTCAACCGACGTGCTCGTGGAAGTTCGCGTACTCTCTGAATTCTCGGGCATTGGTGCCCTGAACGTCTAGAAAGGTTGGTGGATTAAATGGCTCTTACAAGAGATGCTTTTAGGACTCTGTACCGTGACCGTGTCGCCTACCTTGATGAGATCATCGGGCAGGGCTACAAGGAGTGGCCGGAGATTTATCGGCAGTTCCTGAACGGCAAGAGCATGAGCGGCGGCTGGACCGACATCGGTCACGTCACTGGCTTTGGCCTGTTCTCGGAGAAGCCGGAAATGGTTGACGCCAGCGAAGACGACCTTTACGAAGGTACGACCGCTCGCGTGGCCGCGACCACCTATGCCAAGCAGCACGTAATCGCCAAGGAAGCAATGGACGACGACATGGGTGATGGTATCATCTCTGCTCGTACCCCGGAGCTTCTGAAGGCGGCTCGCGCCACGCGGGAAGTCTTGGGGCACGACCTGCTGAACAGTGGTTTCTCGGGCGTGGGCTCGACTGTGACTACGCCGGACGGCATCACGCTGTTCAGCGCCAGTCACACGAATGTTGGTCCCCTCGGGGGCACGCAGTCGAACCTCGCTGCGGATGACCTGTCTGAGTCTACTCTGGAGACCGCGATCACGCAGCTCAAGAGCATGACGAACGACCGGGGAATCCCCATCCTGCAGACGCCGGTCAAGCTGGTGATTCCTCTGGCCTACGAGTGGATCGCTGCGAAGATCCTGAACACCGAACAGACCTCGGGTTCTATTGCTTCGGCCACCGTTGCGAACTATCAGGTCCAGACCTCGCGTCAGGGCATTCAGCTCGTCACCAGTCCATACATTACGGACAGCGACTCGTGGTTCCTCTTCGGGGACAGCCACGGGCTGAACTGGTACGACCGTGAAGCTGTTGGCAGTTTCGCTTCCAAGAACGAGGAGCGGATGTCGATGTCTATGGGTGCCAGCTTCCGCTGCGCTCAGGCTGCCACGGATTGGCACGGAGTTGTTGGCTCCCCCGGGAGTTAATCAACAGTAGGGGGGTGGGCTTCGGCTCACCCCCTTGGGAGGCTCAATGGATCTGTCGGATGCTCAAGCACAAGAGCTGATGGAGATCGCTGGTCTAGTCGATAAGATCGAACAGTACCAGCGGGAAAACAAGATCGTGTCCTTTCGCCCAATTGGCAATCAGGACCAGTTCTTCTCCATGAACAAGCCGGTTAGGCTGGTCTTCGGGTCCAACCGATCAGGCAAGTCTGTCGTTGGCACAGTAGAATTAATTGCCCACGCCTTGGGTTATCGACCTTGGCTCCCGGAGGATCATCCAGATCGCATAGTGCGTCTGGCCAACGGAGAGCCTATTCCCGTACCGAACGTCGGGTTCCATCTGGTCGAGAATCTCAAGACAGCAGGCACGCTAGTTTTCCTCCGCAAGATGGAGGAGTGGTTGCCAAAAGGTGCGGCCAAGATCAAGAAGAACAATCTCGGACAGCCGGTTCGCGTCGAATACGCCTGTGGCTCGGTACAACACGTCCTCTCACAGGAGATGGGCGTCAGCGCAATTGAGGGTTCCAGCGGTCACTACGCCAGCTCTGACGAGCCTCCGCGTAGGGATATGTGGGTCGCCCTGACTCGTGGTCTCATTGACCATTCGGGTAATGCGTGGATCACAGCTACTCCGATCAAGGCTTCCATCTATATGGCGGAGCTGATGACGGAGGCGATGAAGCCCGACAGTGATTCTGGGCTTGTATCGCTGAATATCGACGATAACCGTGTGTCCCGTGGTGGCTACTTAGAAGATGCTGCGGTGGATCGGTTCATCAAATCCCTCCCTGCGCATGAAGTAGCAGCTCGCGTCTACGGCAAGCCCGCCCATCTGGCTGGTGCCGTGTATAAGATGTTCCGAGCTGGCCCACCCCATGTAATTGAACCCTTTGAAATACCCCCTTCGTGGCCCCGCATTATGGCCATCGACCCCGCAGGACGTAAGCCTGTGGCTGTCGTGTGGATAGCCATATCGCCGCAGAACACTTGGTACGTATACCGCGAGCTATACACCGATGGTCTGCCTACGTTCCGCGCTGTGGCCAAGGAGATCAAACATCTGGAGGGCTGGGAGAGGCTGCCTAACGGGATGTATATCTCCTCCCCATTCCAAGAGCCGGTGCTGATGCGCGTCATTGACACCTCGGGCAATGCCCACGAGCGCACCAGTGGAATGTCAGCCACGCAGCAGTTTGGGCAAGAGGGTATCTTCCTGTACCCGGCACAGAAGCAAGGTTACATTGACGGGATCAACCTGATCTGCGAGAAGCTCTCGTATGACGATGACCCGGAGTCCCTCAGTGGAGAGCCGGGCCTGATGGTGTTCAACACCTGCAGCCGGTGCATCCACGAGTTCATCAACTTTGTGTGGAAGCCTGTGAACGAGACGCGCTACGGGGACGATCCAAGCGACAAGCCTCTCAAGACAAATGACGATATTCTGGACGGCATCCGTTATCTGGCAATGATGGGTATCACGTTCAAATCACTGCGTGGCCTTTTGGATAAGTTCATGCGAGGAGATGTGTAATGCCGGTGCTCAGCAAAAAGGCCCGCAAAGAGCGCGGCTCGTACTTCATACAGCGCATCAATGAGGAAGAGGGCAACCACCACGCATGGCTACAGAAGGTGGAGAAGCTCCGGGAAATGTACTACCGCGCTCCCGGGGCCACGACAGTGGACGAGCCGTGGGAGGGCGCGGTCGATCTGCATATGCCCATGATCCACGAGAAGATTGAGACGGCCACCGCCAAGGTGCTGTCCGCTCTGTGGAGAGCCAATCCCTTTGTCAACGTGAAGGCCCCTTCCGGCGAAAACCTTGCCACCAAGATCCTGAAGAAGGTAGAGTGGTTCCTGACGTGGGCGTTCCGCAACGACATCAAAGAGTTCTACCTGTTCTTGGAAAACTTCATCCGCACCATGATGCTGGATGGCACAGCATTCGCAAAGATCAGGTGGGAGCGAAAATTCCGTCGTGGTGTAGATCACATCATCATCCAAGTGCGCTACTCCGAAGGGGAGATTACTCCGGCGGGAGAGATTGTTGACAAGCCCCGGGACAAGTCCGAGCTGGAGATCCTCATGGAGGTCTTCGGGTTTGGTGATGTAGCTCAGACTATGTTTGAGTACAAGAAGAAAAGGGGAGGATACAACGTCAAGTTCACGGAGAACGGGCGCAAGTACGACGGAGAAGTGGAGATTCTACCAACAGACATCCTCAACGAAGTTGATGTTAGGATCAAGAGAAAGTTCCTAGAATATGACGCCCCCATTTGCGACCTGCTTGAGCCCGACGACATCATTCTTCCAGCTCGTAGCACAGACATTCAATCCGCCAAGTGGGTAGCCCACGCTGTCTGGTACACTCGGGAAGAGATCGAGCGCAAGATGGAGTCCAAGAGCTGGTCCATCAGCAAGCAGGAGTTCAACACCCTGTGGTCTGATGCGCAAGCCAATGACGCTGAGAGCCAACTGAAGTTGCAGAAGGATGGTGTGCAGGGAGTCAACGCGCAGCAGGGTAAGACTGTCGAGTCCCCCAGCACGCTAAACATGAATGCCACCAAGGTGTGGGAAGTGTACGTGTCCGATTATGTGGACGGGGACAAAGACCCCATCAACGTAATCTACTACATCCATGACCAGCTCCAGCTCGTGCTGGGCTGTGACTACCACGACGATGTGTACCCTCACAATATGCGCCCCTTCATCATGGCGCGCTATGTGCCTATCCCGAACCGGGTATACGGCATCGGCATGGCCGAACTGCTGTTCGCCATCAACCAAGAGATTGACCACACCTTCAGTTTGGTGCACAACCTGATGGAGCTGGTGGTCAACCCCTTCTTCTTCTACACGCCATTCGGGATGACTGCAAATGCAGAAGCCATGACTGGCATCAAGCCGGGTACTGGCATCCCGACGATGGACCCGAAGTCTGTCACCTTCTCGCAGTTCTCCCAGCAGCCTCTGTCGCTGCTGCACGCGAGTTCACAGACCCTGATGGGGTTTGCGGATCGCATCACTTTCTCCCCTAGCGTAGGCGGCTCCAGTAACTATCGCAACGCACCCCGCACTGCCAAAGGAACAATGGCTCTGATGGATGCGGCAGAAGAGAAGCTCTCGACAATCGTCGAGCAGTTGCAGGCCCTTCCCTACAAGCAATTGGTCACGCAAGTGTCCGGGCTGTACGGGATGTACTCGTCTGCGGACAAGTGGTACACGGTAGTTGGGGAAGAAGTCCCGCGCCGAATGTCCACTCGTCTGCTGCGGAGCAACCTGCAAATGGAGTTTAGTGGCTCGTTGACCAGCGTCAACCGGGACATCCAGCGGCAGCTTGCTGAGCGTAGGTATCTCGTGGCAGTGAAGGACACGCTCTACCAGAGTGATCCTCGGGCACACCAAGCCCTACTCGCGGATTATCTGTCCACCCACTCGGACGGCACGGATGTTGAACCTCTCGTTCCGGCGTTGCCGGGTGAGGGTGGATTCACTCATGCGCCTATGGAACAGAAGCAGGAGATGGAATCCCTCAAGATAGGGAACCGGGTTGAAGTGCTGCCTGTGGATAACCATCAGGCACACATTGAGTTCTTGGACACATTCGCCAAGGGTGAAGTGTTCCAGTCTCTGG